GCATCCGCCCATTCAACGGCGGTCTGTGGCTCCGGCCTGAACAGTGAGCGAAGCCCGGCGCGGACAAAATGCCGCAGCCTGTTAACCTGACTGTTCGATATATTCACTCAGCAACCCCGGTATCAGTTCATCCAGCGCGGCTGCTTTGTTCATGGCTTTGATGATATCCCGTTTCAGGAAATCAACATGTCGGTTTTCCAGTTCCGGAAAACGCCGCTGCACCGACAGGGGGATCCCGTCGAGAATACTGGCAATTTCACCTGCGATCCGCGACAACACGAAAGTACAGAATGCGGTTTCCACCACTTCAGCGGAGTCTCTGGCATTCTTCAGTTCCTGTGCGTCGGCCTGCGCACGCGTAAGTCGATGGCGTTCGTACTCAATAGTCCCTGGCTGGAGATCTGCCTCGCTGGCCTGCCGCAGTTCTTCAACCTCCCGGCGCAGCTTTTCGTTCTCAATTTCAGCATCCCTTTCGGCATACCATTTTATGACGGCGGCAGAGTCATAAAGCACCTCATTACCCTTGCCACCGCCTCGCAGAACGGGCATTCCCTGTTCCTGCCAGTTCTGAATGGTACGGATACTCGCACCGAAAATGTCAGCCAGCTGCTTTTTGTTGACTTCCATTGTTCATTCCACGGACAAAAACAGAGAAAGGAAACGACAGAGGCCAAAAAGCTCGCTTTCAGCACCTGTCGCTTCCTTTCTTTTCAGAGGGTATTTTAAATAAAAACATTAAGTTATGACGAAGAAGAACGGAAACGCCTTAAACCGGAAAATTTTCATAAATAGCGAAAACCCGCGAGGTCGCCGCCCCGTAACCTGTCGGATCGCCGGAAAGGACCCGCAAAATGATAATAATTATCATCTACATGTCACAACGTGCATCTACGCCATCAAACCACGTCAAATAATCAATTATGACGCAGGTATCGTATTAATTGATCTGCATCAACTTAACGTAAAAACAACTTCAGACAATACAAATCAGCGACACTGAATACGGGGCAACCTCATGTCAACGAAGAACAGAACCCGCAGAACAACAACCCGCAACATCCGCTTTCCTAACCAAATGATTGAACAAATTAACATCGCTCTTGAGCAAAAAGGGTCCGGGAATTTCTCAGCCTGGGTCATTGAAGCCTGCCGTCGGAGACTAACGTCAGAAAAGAGAGCATATACATCAATTAAAAGTGATGAAGAATGAACATCCCGCGTTCTTCCCTCCGAACAGGACGATATTGTAAATTCACTTAATTACGAGGGCATTGCAGTAATTGAGTTGCAGTTTTACCACTTTCCTGACAGTGACAGACTGCGTGTTGGCTCTGTCACAGGCTAAATAGTTTGAATGATTAGCAGTTATGGTGATCAGTCAACCACCAGGGAATAATCCTTCATATTATTATCGTGCTTCACCAACGCTGCCTCAATTGCTCTGAATGCTTCCAGAGACACCTTATGTTCTATACATGCAATTACAACATCAGGGTAACTCATAGAAATGGTGCTATTAAGCATATTTTTTACACGAATCAGATCCACGGAGGGATCATCAGCAGATTGTTCTTTATTCATTTTGTCGCTCCATGCGCTTGCTCTTCATCTAGCGGTTAAAATATTACTTCAAATCTTTCTGTATGAAGATTTGAGCACGTTGGCCTTACATACATCTGTCGGTTGTATTTCCCTCCAGAATGCCAGCAGGACCGCACTTTGTTACGCAACCAATACTATTAAGTGAAAACATTCCTAATATTTGACATAAATCATCAACAAAACACAAAGAGGTCAGACCAGATTGAAACGATAAAAACGATAATGCAAACTACGCGCCCTCGTATCACATGGAAGGTTTTACCAATGGCTCAGGTTGCCATTTTTAAAGAAATATTCGATCAAGTGCGAAAAGATTTAAACTGTGAATTGTTTTATTCTGAACTAAAACGTCACAACGTCTCACATTATATTTACTATCTAGCCACAGATAATATTCACATCGTGTTAGAAAACGATAACACCGTGTTAATAAAAGGACTTAAAAAGGTTGTAAATGTTAAATTCTCAAGAAACACGCATCTTATAGAAACGTCCTATGATAGGTTGAAATCAAGAGAAATCACATTTCAGCAATACAGGGAAAATCTTGCTAAAGCAGGAGTTTTCCGATGGGTTACAAATATCCATGAACATAAAAGATATTACTATACCTTTGATAATTCATTACTATTTACTGAGAGCATTCAGAACACTACACAAATCTTTCCACGCTAAATCATAACGTCCGGTTTCTTCCGTGTCAGCACCGGGGCGTTGGCATAATGCAATACGTGTACGCGCTAAACCCTGTGTGCATCGTTTTTAATTATTCCCGGACACTCCCGCAGAGAAGTTCCCCGTCAGGGCTGTGGACATAGTTAATCCGGGAATACAATGACGATTCATCGCACCTGACATACATTAATAAATATTAACAATATGAAATTTCAACTCATTGTTTAGGGTTTGTTTAATTTTCTACACATACGATTCTGCGAACTTCAAAAAGCATCGGGAATAACACCATGAAAAAAATGCTACTCGCTACTGCGCTGGCCCTGCTTATTACAGGATGTGCTCAACAGACGTTTACTGTTCAAAACAAACCGGCAGCAGTAGCACCAAAGGAAACCATCACCCATCATTTCTTCGTTTCTGGAATTGGGCAGAAGAAAACTGTCGATGCAGCCAAAATTTGTGGCGGCGCAGAAAATGTTGTTAAAACAGAAACCCAGCAAACATTCGTAAATGGATTGCTCGGTTTTATTACTTTAGGCATTTATACTCCGCTGGAAGCGCGTGTGTATTGCTCACAATAATTGCATGAGTTGCCCATCGATATGGGCAACTCTATCTGCACTGCTCATTAATATACTTCTGGGTTCCTTCCAGTTGTTTTTGCATAGTGATCAGCCTCTCTCTGAGGGTGAAATAATCCCGTTCAGCGGTGTCTGCCAGTCGGGGGGAGGCTGCATTATCCACGCCGGAGGCGGTGGTGGCTTCACGCACTGACTGACAGACTGCTTTGATGTGCAACCGACGACGACCAGCGGCAACATCATCACGCAGAGCATCATTTTCAGCTTTCGCATCAGCTAACTCCTTCGTGTATTTTGCATCGAGCGCAGCAACATCACGCTGACGCATCTGCATGTCAGTAATTGCCGCGTTCGCCAGCTTCAGTTCTCTGGCATTTTTGTCGCGCTGGGCTTTGTAGGTAATGGCGTTATCACGGTAATGATTAACAGCCCATGACAGGTAGACGATGATGCAGATAACCAGAGCGGAGATAATCGCGGTTACTCTGTTCATTGCTGACCCCACAAACAGATTTCACGCTCAATCTCACGACGAGTCATGAGACCTTTCCATTGCTTACCGCCAGCATATGTCCAGCGACGTAGCTGATCACATGCGCCTTTGATATCGCCCTGGTTTATTTTGCGAAGAAGCGTCGATGTTCTGAAATTGCCAGCACCCACGTTGTAAACGAATGAGTAAAGAGCGCCGCGCGTTGTTTCCGGTATATCGACTTTGATGTACGGGTTAATTTGTCTGGCGACAGTGGCAAGGTCTTTATTCAAGAGTGCTTTGCATTCTGCTTTGGTATACGTTTTACCGAGCATGATGTCTTTTCCGGTGTGTCCGTGACATACAGTCCATACGCCAACGATATCTTTGTATGGTACGTAGCTGACACCTTCCAGACCATCGTTACCACTTGGGCCAGTAATTAACACTGATGCTATAGCAATTGCTCCGCCACCAATAGCAGCAGCAACGGCTTTTCGTAATGATGGAGGCATTATTCACCTCTCGCAGCCTTGCGCTTATCTTCTTTAATCTTGAAATAAAGGTTTGTCAGGTACGTCAGCAGGCCAAATACCAGGCTACCCAGCACACCTATTGCTGCCCACTGTGAGGGCGTGACTTTATCGAGCAGCTGTAAAAACCAGTAACCGGCACTACCTGCTGAGGTGCCATAGGCGACACCCGTTGTTAACTTATCCATGGATTTCATAACCCCACCTCGCAGACAAAGCGGGTGTAAATTGAGGGAATACAACGTATCGCAAAAAAGCAGAAACGTAACAGACTCGGAGTCAGTGAATAACTCAGGTATTGGGTTATCAGCTAATATCGAGACTCAAAAAATGGAAAAACCCGCTCGACGGCGGGTTTAAGCTGTGTGACGAAGTAACCACTCTTAACAGCATAACCAATTTTTTACGTACGTAAACCACTAAATGATATTTGCGAGAATGCTACCGAGTATTGAAAACACTACTACAAATACATAAGCAAATCTCAACAAATAACCAACAAATAATTTCCAGCGTTATTTTTAGCTGGTTTAAATTGAATCTTCAAATTATAGAGCGCTTATAAATAACAGCCATTAATATAAATTGGCTAATAGATTTATTTTTATTCAGCCAAGAGCCATGAATAGGATTCGATAGAAAAAGTTCAGATAAAAATAGAGATCTACTTCACAAATCAAATGAGAAACCAAAACTTACATCTTGAAATAATCACATTGATTAGATGAATATTTATCGCGCAGTGACATCATTTTTTAATAATAGTTCAAAAAAAGGGCTCACGATGAAAAAATTAACAGTGGCAATTTCTGCTGTAGCTGCATCAGTACTGATGGCGATGTCTGCTCAGGCAGCTGAAATTTATAATAAAGACAGTAACAAGCTGGATCTGTACGGGAAAGTTAATGCTAAGCACTACTTCTCCTCTAATGATGCAGATGATGGTGATACTACTTATGCCCGTCTTGGCTTCAAAGGTGAAACCCAAATCAACGATCAACTGACTGGTTTCGGTCAGTGGGAATATGAATTCAAAGGCAACCGCGCTGAATCTCAAGGTTCCTCCAAAGATAAAACCCGTCTTGCCTTCGCTGGCCTGAAATTCGGTGACTACGGCTCCATCGATTATGGCCGTAACTACGGTGTAGCATACGATATTGGTGCATGGACCGACGTTCTGCCAGAATTCGGTGGCGATACCTGGACCCAAACAGATGTATTCATGACTGGTCGCACCACAGGTGTTGCAACTTATCGTAACAATGACTTCTTTGGTCTGGTTGATGGTCTGAACTTTGCTGCTCAGTATCAGGGTAAAAATGACCGCACTGACGTAACTGAAGCTAATGGTGATGGTTTCGGTTTCTCCACTACTTATGAGTATGAAGGATTCGGTGTAGGTGCAACCTATGCTAAATCTGACCGCACTAATAATCAGGTTATCTACGGTAACAACAGCCTGAATGCATCTGGTCAAAATGCTGAAGTATGGGCAGCTGGTCTGAAATATGATGCGAACAACATCTATCTGGCTACCACCTATTCTGAAACCCAGAACATGACTGTTTTTGGTAATAACCATATTGCCAACAAAGCACAAAACTTCGAAGTAGTTGCACAATATCAGTTCGACTTCGGTCTGCGTCCGTCCGTTGCTTACCTGCAATCTAAAGGAAAAGACTTGGGTGCGTGGGGTGATCAGGACCTGGTTGAATATATTGATGTAGGTGCAACCTATTACTTCAACAAAAATATGTCCACTTTTGTTGATTACAAAATCAACCTGATTGATAAGAGCGATTTCACGAAAGCATCTGGCGTTGCTACCGATGATATCGTTGCTGTAGGTATGGTTTACCAGTTCTAATTTGATTACTAAAAGATATGTTGCGGGAGGCTTTGCCTCCCCAACATATAAGTGGCTCCCTCAAGCCACTTCCTTTAGGAGCACAACCTTGCTTCTAACTATATAAACCTTCTGTTATATATTACCCTTTATTTTTGGGGGCGTCTCAACGCTCCATTTTTAATAATTTTTAGTAAACAATTGGCATATTAATTAGAGTTATTAACAACGATATCCATCTCTAACCGGATATCTAATGCCATTAACATCCCTTCAATTATACCCTCAGCCTTCTGTAACCTTTTCCCGATATAACCATCAGAGCAGCAATGCTTACCTGCCAGTGACATGAATGTCATACCGACTACATAATAATCTACTAATAAATCGTGCAAATCGCTGTTGTTCTTTTTCAGACGGGCCATGCACCCGCAAATGATCATCGCGTCATCGTCACAACATTGCGGGCGAGATTTTACTTTTGAAGTAATTAATCCCTTAAAACCGGCGGCAATGGACGACCAGGTCACATCTTCATGATTATTAGCCGCCCACGCTCCCCAACGCTCAAGAACCATCTGAATATCACGCATCAACTTACTCCACAAAAATCAGACCAGAACGCCAATTACAAGCAAAAATCAATAAAACAGTATTAGTTGATTGTTATCTCTGACTTCATACTCCTGCTCCTGTCAGGGTTTTGGCGTAATTCCTCAGTATTCGGTAATCGGTCAAAACAGAACTGGGGAAACGATATAAGCGCAGGCGCATCCAGCGGTGGCGAAGAAGTTCTGCCATATTAAACTCAAACATCATTCATTCCCCATTTCGGTGATGGTCAGTTCCAGCCTCCCACCTTTGGTAACAGGCATCTTCACAACGCGGTAATCAACGACCTGAGCATCATCCAGCCAGAAACCTGCTTTGGTGAGTGCGTCAAAAGCGGCTTTTTGCAGATTATCCAGGTCACGGCGACGGCGATCCGGCATGTGGCACTCAATACGGATTTTCACTGGCATAGCCAGGCCGATATCCAGCATTGCGTTTTTAATGATTCGGGTGACGTTATCGCGGTATGCCTGCCCTTCTGCGCTGATGTGTGTGCGCCCGCGATTATGGCGGTAATAGCGATTATTGCTCGGAGGCCAGGGTAATGTGATGCTGTAGGTATTCACGCCTTAATAACCCCCTCTTTCAGCCAGATAACCTGTGTTCTCGCCATACCTTCCAGCGCGCATTCTTTTGCATATGCAGCATCGACAAAATGTGTGCGGCGGTCGATTTCGTCGTGGCAGGCAGAACATGCAATGGTGGCAATCAGGTCTGGCGGTTTCGTACCGGTGCCGCACAATCCAGTCAGCCGGATATGTGCCAGTACAGACGTTTCAGGGTTGCCATTACATACGCCAGGGATTCTTACCTGGCATTCCCGACCACGCGCTGCTTTTCTCAAATCAGCCATGACTCCTCCTTGCTGCCAGTCGCAACCATTTTTTATCAACCAGGCTGGCGGTATATCCGAGCAGTGTTGGTATTTCGGAAGGCTTCAGCTCCGGTTTACGCTTACGACGATTTGGTACTCTGTAGATGTGTCCGTTCATGACACGAATAAGCGGTGTAGCCATTACGCCTCCTGTTTGTCGCGGAGCTGCTGGAACTCGCAGCTCTGCGGAATAGTCAGGTGGCAGCCAATATTCACCGCCCAGGCTTCAACCTTACACAGGAAGATATACATCTCTCCGGTATCAAGATCGGAGGTATGGCGTAACGACTGGATAGTAGTGATTTCGCCGGTTACGACATCAACCAGGTCCTTGGTTTCATAACCGAGGTATGTGTGTTTGAGAGCATCTTTTACCCATGCTGCGGTAGCGAACGATTTCCCCCTGCTGATGAGGTATTCACTGATTTCGCTGTACCACATGTGGCTGAGTGCATTCTGGGAAAGACTGCGTTTCTCACGCCACGGTTTAAGCACCATGCGAAAGCATTTTCCGTCCTCCAGATAAGGCTGGATCTGCTGGCCGATAGCGGTGAAGTTACCGCGATGCAGTTTGATGCCATCTTGTGGTAGGTTCACGCTTCACCTCCGCAGAGGTCAGACGCTGGATGCAAAAAATCGCAGGTGCATTTCTGCATCTGTGAAGGGAGAAGAGAGTTTGGATTGTATGTGCGCATAAACGTCCCCGTTTAGCGCAGAAGTCACCGGAGTTGTTCAAGCTCCGATGACTTTATTATTACGAATTGATTTTACAAAATCAAAAGGTATGTTAGTGACGCGGGTCTGTTATTATGCGAGAAGGGTTTCCGTATAAAACAAGGACCTTACTTCCTTGAGTAAATAACGGATCTTTGCCTTGAACAATGGTCATTAAATTCCCATTCTCAGTTTCGACAACATATTCCATGCCTGTTTGTTTTGTTGCTGAAGATTCGATTGCTGCCCCGGCAATACCACCAATGACTGCACCACCAACGGCACCAACGATATTAGAACGAACTCCCCCACCAAGCGCAGAACCAGCGGTTGCCCCCACGGCAGCCCCAGCAGTCCCGCCTAACGCGGAAGTCCCACTGATATCAACCCCCCTAGCACTAATAACTGTACCAGCGATAGTTCGATTAACCATGCCCACAGAGCCAACAGAATAACTATTTGGCGATATATTTTGTGCGCATCCAACCAACACTAAGAGTGGAGCAATTACGAATAATCGCTTCATTTAGCTACCCTAACAGGAAACATTGGACGAGAAAGATCAACACTTTCTAATGCTTGCAAGAACTGCGTTATGTTGTTTTGCACCGCGCGATTAACAGATTCGCGTTCTCGAACAATACCGTAGAATGCGTAACTGGCTGGAACAGTACCGGTAGACTCAATATCCTGCGTATATATAATATCACCATTCGCACGGTTGATTATTTCATACCTTGCAATTGCTTTAGTTGTCATTGAAACACCAAAAGCAGGAACGTCAAGAGCCAACACTTTAACATTTAAGCTAACCGTATTTGGTGAACTATCACGAAAAATAGTCATTCGGTCGAGTGCTTCCTGCAAAGATTCACGCCAAATTGGAGTTATAGCCTCCATACCAGCAGTGATATCCCCTTTCTGCTCATCTGGACGAGCAAGTGATACCGTTAATGACTTAATTTCAGCATCTATTTTTTTCTGGCTAACTCCCACGTTAGGTGTTGAAAAATTCAATGGTGGCACACTAGCGCAACCTGTTAAAGAACCAATAATCATGGCTAATAATATTATCTTCTTCATAAATTTACCTTATTGTTATAACCAAAGGAATTATAAAGTAAAAAAGTTCACTATCACTAGCCATTAACGACATCAATTTCAGAGAAACATGGTACTCATTTCCACAAATTTGACACAAGTCATTTTCACCTACATATTCCATCATACTTGATGCATATGTTATTGAAGCCTCTATCCTATCCGTTCATAATAGCAATAGTTACCCGGGTGATAGTACCTCTATGATTACTCGTCTTTCTGATTGATTGGATTAAATATGCGCGCCAAAATTTATCAACTTTCGTTATGGATATTTATTTCGTTTCTAGCGATCTATGCCTTTATTATCTATAAAGGTTCTTATATTGGAGTAGCATTGCATCAAATTGCTTGGATCATCATTATTGCCTCTGGCTTGATTGCTAGGCTAACTAAACCAAAGCAAAAACCAATTTCGTCCAATAATTAGACATGTATTAAAAAAATGATATTTTTATGTACATAGTCTATTGAAAATTGCCGCGATAAAATGCCAACATCCGCTTCATCGCGGCACTCTGGCGACACTCCTTGAAAATCAGATTCGTGCTCACCTTTCCTTCCCGTTCTTCCCTGGTAGCGAACCGGTAATCATCCGATCTGCGTTACCGGGATCGACGTGAGAGCTGTCGAACAGGGGGATGATGCATGGCACAAATTACGGCTCGGCGTCATCACCGCTTCAGAAGTTCACAACGTGATAGCCAAGCCCCGCTCAGGAAAGAAGTGGCCTGACATGAAAATGTCCTACTTCCACACCCTGCTGGCTGAGGTTTGCACCGGTGTGGCTCCGGAAGTTAATGCTAAGGCGCTGGC